GCAGGTCGGCGATGCATCGTTCGACTTTTGGGCCGCCTGTTTTGCGGTGGAGAGTGCGGACGAACTCGTATGTCAGGGGGTGTTCGTTGTCGGTGTCGGCGAACACGGCTCGGAATGGCTTCCCTCTCCGAACCGCGAGCAGGTAGACTGCCGTGCTGTCCTTGCCTCCCGAGACTGAAACAAAGCGCTCGATCACAGTTCGCTCCATTGGTCGGCCATTGCGTTCGCAATGCCCTGGTATGTGATGCTTCTGCGCTTCCAGCGGTCCGGACCAGGCGGTTCATGCAGCACTCGCTGCTTCCGTCCCGCAACCACATTGGTCGGCATCAACGGGGGCAGTTCATGAAGCCAAAGACAGGTGGCTTTGGTTTCTCCGTGTCCGAACCACCATGGTTGTATCGTTTGCGCCGGAGGTTGATAGTTCTCAATCCGCTCCTTGGCATATCGATGCATGATCGGGTTTTCGATCGCTCGGTGCGGAATGTCTGCGTTCCACAGCTCCGAGAAAAGACTCGCGCCGTCATCAAGCTGTTTCCACATCTCGGTCAGCGTCTTGCCAGCCGGCGGCCTGTGAAGCCAGCGAACGCCGGAGTTGCATAGCCGCGTGCACGGTGGATGCGCCACTATCAACATGTCCCATCCATCATCGAGAATGTCCCTGACATCGCCTCGGATATGCCGGTTGCTGCCATCGAGCGACGGCAACAAATCGCAAGACCATGCATCATGGTCACGGGCAAGGAACGCGTTGCGGACCACGCCGCTGAACTCGCATGCGACCAAAACACGCATGTCAGCATTTACGCATTTTCATGGATTCTGCATATGAAGTTGCAATGTTCCCAGCACTTCCGCAAACAAACCAAATCGTTCCAGACAGTTTGCATAACATTGCAAACATAACATTGCAAGCGCAAATGCTGGAAAAAATGAAGAAAGTTCGCAAAAGCCCTAACGAACCACAAGCGTCTCGCCCGAAGACCGCAACGTGACGGTCGAACCCTCAATCGTGACAGCCCCCGGAGCCCGAATCGTCACCTGCCCATCATGCAAGTGAACAAAGATGTCTCCCGACTCCGATTGAACGCACAACCCATCCCCCGCAGGAGCAATCTCCATCGCCCCAAAGCCAGGAACCGCAACAGCGTCCCGCTCCTCAAACAGCGCATCCAAGGTCGGATCGGAAACAACAAAGCCCTGCTTGAACCTCTCAATCCCACGCTCCGAGAAAATCAACATCACAGCATCCCCCGATTGAAGCGGAAAGTGAACGACATAGCCCCCTCCGCTCGGATGCAAAACAGGAACATTGTTGACCACTCCCCTCGGAAGCGCATCGACATTGTCGCGGCTCCCATCGTTGGACACCAACATGTTCAAGGCAATTTGGACAGAAGCGCGCTTCGTTGCAGGGTCGTACTCCCGCACAACGCCCGGAATCGCCGTGTGAATGTCCTTCGATTCCTGCCTGAAACAGAACTTCAAAGCCTGCTCGAGACTGACATAGCGAGCATCCGGATCCCGATTGCTCACGATTCCTCCCAAAACAGCGCATGTGTGGGAGTCGCCCATGCCCGCATGTCCGGCTCAATCCGCTCCTCCGCGGAATCGAGAGCCCGACAAACCACATTGCCGTCCAACGGAGAACTCAAATGATCCAACAACCCAGTGTTGACCGCAATCCGTCTCCCCGCAACCGCAACGGTGTTCGCAGGAATCTCCAACGATCCGTACCAAGCGCCGTCATAAGGCTGCCACCAAACACGCAACCTGCAATCCATCCCCTGCAATCGCAGGATCATCGATTGTCGCAATGCGTTCGGAAGCAACGGAATCCGCCTCCCTTCATCGACAATCGGAAACACGGGAGGCTCCCGCACCACCACAAACAGAGGCTCCGTGGCCGGACCAGTGCCCGCTTCATTGCCGGTCCGCAGTCGCAGGAAGAACTGTTGCCCCTCCAAGAACCCGCGCAGCACGGGGGAAAGTCCATCTGGGAGCCTTTCGAACTCCCCTAGTTGCTCCGGTTGGTCGCTGATCGAGAACTCGTGGAAGAAGCTCACGCTCCCTCCCGTGTCCAACGGAGTCTGAAACCTGACCTGAATTGCAGTTGCGGAATAGGGGTGCACCGCAGGAAATCTCGGAGCGGACGGAATTGTCGCAAACGCAGTCGCAAGTTCAAACACATCCGTGGGAGTTCCCGCTCCCAACGCATTCACCGCTCTCAGCTGCAGCCGATAGACCTCATGCGCGGAAAGAACCGTGTCTCCCAATCGTTCCAGCAAGTAGCTGGGATCCGATGACCCAGTGGACAGCCACGCTTGTCCTGGCTCTCTGAGTTCGTAACGGCTAATCGGATGAACGAGACGCTCCGCATTCTCGGGGGCGTCCCAACGGAATGTGATGGATGTCTGCGTTCGCAGCAGAATGCGAATGTTCGAAGGCGTGCTGGGGCGCTCGTTGACCTTCGGATCCTGCTGTCCGACAATCCCCGCCATCAGACAACATTCAGTTCAATGTTGATTGGAGGGAGCGTCCACAATGTGTCCAACGGAGGAGTGACGCCTGCAATGTCTGCATCGTTCGATTGAACTGCGAGGCTTGTGACGCGGGTTCCTGGCACGGACTCGATTGCGACAAGAAAGTCGTTCAGCCAGATCTGAGAACCGATGTCCAATCCGGACACAAGTGTTTGGAGGGACTGTCGAATGTCGTTCAAGCTGTCTCCAAAGAACCCTCGGACGCGTGTGATGTCGGAAGTCACATTGAGTGCTTGTTCGCGTGGGCGGACGAACGGGCCTATGGGTGTTTCCGCGTCCTCTGCGTTCAATCCGAATGCGTCTGCATTCTCGAATGCGGGAGTTCGAGACGGGAGCCAATGGTGGAATGCGAAGAACCTTCCGTCAATGAACTTGACTTCGACTGGGAGCCTTGCGTCCTTGAGGAGGGTTGTGAGAGCTGCGGCCTTGTCGATTCCGGACGATGCGCCGGTCAGGTCTAGATTGACAAAATCTATACCGTCCCAAGTGACTGTTCCTGCGCTGATGCGGTCCAATGCGGACATGTCGGGAGTTCCTCCTCGGATGGCCACCATTGTGCCGACTCCCTGTCCTCTGTGGAACTCGATTGCGCGTGTGATGTCTCCTGTTGTTCCTCCTCGGATCAATGCGACAATGGAGTGTCCGAATATCGGGAACTGCTGTCTTGTGACAGTGACTGCGAGATTGTTCTCGATGATGGTTGGGTTTTGTGACTGCGCTTCCGTCAGGGCTGCGCGCATGGAGTCGTTTTGTCCGATGGAGAGGCGGCCGGTGCGGGCGTTGTAGACGCGTCTGAATTCATCGTCCGTTTGTCCGAGGAGTCCGGGCGTGCCTGGCTCTGTGTTGGTTATTCTCTCCCATCCGGGGATGATTGAGACGATTGTTGTAAGCGAGTTTGCATCGATTGGGATTGGTCCTGGCTCGATGGCCTGGAATGTGACGTGTGTCCCAGCTGGGTCGACCACGGCGGCTGCAACGGATGCGAACAGGTCTCCGTTGGTTGTTCTTGCGCGTGAGTTTGCGGGCACTCCCGTTCCTGCGGTTCCATGGAGCGTTGCGGTGACGCGGGAGTGAGTGGAAACGACTCTTCGGATTCCGAGCAGGGATCCGAGTTGGTCAAGGAAGATGCCTCCTGCGTGGTCGATCGAGTTTGCGTTGCTGTCCTGAACGATGGCTTCGAGAATTTCCGCGATGATGGATGCGGACACTCCTGCGATTTGCGCTTGCGGAGTTTGCGGGGCGAGCGACAGGTCCTCTCCGAACTTGGCTTTGTATCGGGATTGTATCTCGGAGAGGATTTCCGCGAGGGAGGCTGCGTGGCTGCCTGTTTCGTTGATTGTGATGAGAGGCATTCAGAGTGGCTCGTTCAAGTCCATTGGGCCGTAGATTGTCTTGATGTTGGCTTGGTATGTCATGCGTCGTGTGTTTCTGTCCAGTTCGACCACGGGGGTTTGAATGTCGATCACTTCGTCTCCTCCTTCGGACAGGATGGCGTTGTACAGGACTTGCGCTGCGATTTCCAGCGTTGTTTGATGTCCTCGGATGAGGTCGTAGTCGATTCCTCTGCGGATGTTGAGGAACCATGTGCCGTGTTGGAACTTGATGGCTTGGACGATTCTTTGTCGGAGGGCTTCCAGGTCTGATACAATGGTTCCATCGAGATCGATGGTTCCGTTGGCGTTTTCGGTTGCGGACAGAGTTCTCACGATTTGGGATCCTTGGAGAGGAGAGGATGATGGGTTCGATGAAGACAACGGGTGGCAAGAAGTTGGCGGCGGCTTTGAACAAGGCTCAGAGCGTTCCGCGGATCAAGGAGGTGGAGGTTGGTTTTTTTGCGACTGCTCGGTATCCTCCTGTTCGCACTGGGCAGCGAGGTGGGGGGAAGCAGAGTCCTGTTCCTGTTGCGTTTGTTGCTGCGATTCACGAGTTTGGAGCTCCGAAGGCGGGGATTCCCGAGCGTCCGTTCTTTCGTCTTGGGATTGAGAAGGCGAAGCCGAAGGTTCGCAGGCTTGTGCGAGAGGAGTTGAATCCGATTGACTTGGCGGTGACTCCGTACATTGCGCGTCGGTTGGGGGAGACTGTGAAGCGGGAGTTGCAGCAGAGCGTCACGGACTTGAAGAATCCTCCCTTGAAGGCGCGGACTGTGGAACGAAAGGGTTCGGACAACCCTCTGATTGATACAGGTTTTCTTCGGCAGTCCGTAGCGTACGAAGTGAGATAGCGCGTGGGTCGGTGGTTGTTTGTTCGATGATTTCCGAGTGTCCGTTGGGGGCTACGAGTTCGATGCGGACGTGTCTGATTTGCTTGTCTGTGTGTTCTGACTTGCTGGTTATTTGGAAGTGCGTTGCGGGGGCGACTCCTGAGTAGCGGGCGATTTTTTCAATCAGAGTGATTGCTCTGTCGAGTGCTGCCAGGTCGTTGTGGGCTTTTGGCCACCAGTGGTTGAGCATGTGTTCGAACTTGCCGATGGTTCTTTTGCGGACGATGGGCAGGTCTTCGTCGACCAGGGACTGTTCTTTCAGTCGGATGCGTCTGTCGTTGTAGACGGTTTGTTTTGAGACTCCGAGTTTCTTTGCGATTTCGGGGATGGTGAGTCCCTGTGCTTGCAGTTTGATGACTTGCGAGCGTCTTTGCGAGACTCTTTTTTTGAGGATTTTTTTGGGTGTTCCTTTTTTGTTTGGGAAGTAGTGCGGGGACTTTGGGTTGATGTAGGGATCTTTGGTCATGACGGGTGTTGTGTATAGTGGTGATTTTGTCAATGGTCAAGAAAAATAAGTTCAATTTTTTTGCGGGAATGTTTGATTTCGATTTGTTCGCGACAGATGCCGGATCAACGAAAGTTGTGCTGCCCCTTGTGTCTCTCCGCCCTGAAGGGAGCGGGGAGACATGCACAGGGGCGGGGGTATGCCCGCCCCTGTGCAGGGCAGCCGACTTTCGTCCGGCATCTTTTGCGGGGGACTTTGCGCAGGTGTGTGCAAGTGTGCGTTCAAGTCTAATCACCCCCCTTTAGGGGGGTGTAGTTTCGCGACACTTGCTGCACTAAGTTTCCACCCATGCGTTGCAAGTGTTTTTGTGGGTTTGTTTTTGGGGGTTGTTGCGAGGGGTTGTTGTGGTTGTGGATTTAGTTGTTTTCCGTGGGTGAGAGGATGTTTGTTTGTTTGCGGTTGATGGTGATGGTGGATTGTTTGAGGGTGTTGGATGCGATCAAATCGTTCAGTTTGTTGATGACCTTGGATCGGTTGTTGGATTGTGATTGGGAGCGTTTTTTGTTGCCTCTTGGTCCGATGTCGATGTGCATGGCTTTGGCGATGGCGTGCCCGATCCAGTGTTTGGCTTGTGGTGATGATCTTCTTTGTTCGGGCGGGGTGTTTTTGAGATGTTGGAGGAGTTCGTTGTTGGATGGTTGTGGCGGGATGTTTTTGGGAGTGAGTATTGGCCATCCGTTGTTTGAGATGATGTTCCATGCGGATGGTTTTGGGGTGAGCATGTTGTTGCGTTTGGATTCTTGCGGGGTTTTGTTGAGCCAGATGACGGGTTCCATGGAGTCGGAGTCGTAGATGGTTCTCATCAGGTCTGCGGAGCGTGACAGGTCGATGATTGCTCTTGCTCCTCGGAGGTCTTCGATTGAGAATGAGTCTTGTGCTTGGCGGTCCATTTTGCGTGTGTGGTGGACGAGTCGGATTCCGCATTTGGCGTTGATTGCGATGTGTCTGAGCATGAAGAGGAGGTCGGCTGCTTCTGCGTTGGAGTTGAGTTCGAGTTGTGTTGCGTAGGCCATTGGGTCGATGATCAGGAGGTCGATGTTGTGTTCGATCAGGGTGTCTGTGAGCCACTCTTGCATGTCGTCGAGGTTTTTGAGCGAGATTCTTGCGCTGTATGATTCTGGGAAGATCATTGCGTTGAGGTTTTTGGACTTGACTTTGTAGTGGTTCATGGCGGCTCGGAGTCTTCCGAGGAAGATGTGGTGTCCTTCTTCGAGTGGGAGGAGGAGTGTTTTTCCTGGGATGACGTGGTGTCCTATGATGTCGGGTCTGTTTGCGGCTACGGCGAGGAATTCGAGGATTGTTCGGAGTGACTTTCCCGTTCCTCCTGCTCCTCCGAGTATTGAGACGGATCCTCTTTCGACGAAGGATTCAATTATTTGTTCTGGTTGTGTGATGGAGTGTGGGACTTGGAGTGGGATTGGGTTGGCGGCTCCCTTTGGAGGGAGGATGTGTTGTTGTTCGGAGGACTGCAAAATTTGCGTTATTTCGGCCGTTGTGCAGTCGGCGGCGTCTGATCCGTCTTCTGGTCCTGTTGTTGGATTTGCGAGGGATATGGTGCATTTCAGCGAGCGCAGGTGCGTTGCGAGCTGTTCCATGGCGCTGTAGCCGACTTCGTCTCGGTCGGGCCACATGATCACGTGTTTGTTTGCGAGTGCGGACCAGTTTGTTTGTTTCCAGTTTTGTGCGCCTCCTGCCCAGCATGTGACTGGCCATCCTGTTTTGTGGACTGCGTCTCGGGCGCGTTCTCCTTCGACTATTGCGAGTGGCTTGTTGGGGTTTGTTGGGGGGAGTTCGAGTGGCAGGTATGGGGGTTTGATTCCTGCCGGTTCACGCCATGGGCGTGTTCCCTTTCCCTGTTTTCTGAGAACAGTGAAGGAGTCGCCGGAAGCTGTTTTGTAGTTCCAGCGTTCGATGTCCGGTTGATTTTCAGTCAATGCCAGGGACGCTTGAACCTGTATTTTGTTTCAAGCGCTCCTGCTGCGATCATGATGTCCCTGAAGTTGCGGCATTGGCGGCAGTTCAGGACTTTCTTTTGCGTGTGGACTGCGAACCTGTCGGTTCCGCCGCAGTTTGGGCATGGGCCGACGAGTTCCTGTCCGATGCGTTTAAGGTTCAGTTCCTTTGCGTGGTTGATCCAGAACTGGACATCGAGATCGGCAGGCATTGCGATTGGATCATGCTGCGAGCTTTGCGATTGTTCTTCTGAGTCGTTCGACGTCTCTCCAATCCGGGCTTTTGAGTTCTTCGACTCGAATTTTGTAGATTGTCTTGACGTCGACTCCGGAGTTGGCAGCGAGCCATTTTGGGCTGACGGCTTTCAGTTGCGTGCGGAAGTGTTCGAATTCCTGTTCGACTTCCCTCTTTGTGGCGTTTTGTCCCATTCAATTTCTCCCGAATTTTTATTTTTGTTTTCTGCGATTTAACGATTGACTTCGCAGGAAGTTTTGCCTATGTAGGGGATCCACTGGGAAGAAACAAGGGGAAATTTCATGAATTCCGAGAAAAGCGTGTTGAACGACGCTCAGGATTTGTTGTTGCGTCTGGGAATTGATCGGTTGTCGCCGAGTCATGTTCAGAGTTGGGTGGAGAGTCCTTCGTCCTGGGCGATGCGCTATGTGCATGGGTTGCGGACTTCTGCGAATGCGAACATGCACATTGGTTCGCTTGTTGAGGAGTGTGCGTTGCGGGCGACATTTGGCGTTTGGAAGGACATGGATCCTTCGGATGTTGCGATGTTTGCGATGGAGGAGCGTGATCCTGACATCGAGATGACGGAGAAGGAGCAGGACAAGCTGATGCACATGGTGACGAGTTTGGTTCCGGTCATGCGGGAGCGTTTTGTTGGGGAGGAGCTTTTGGTTCCTCAGAGGACTGCGTTCATGCAGTGGCGCGTTGAGCGCAGGATGAAGACGGATCTTGGCAGCATGCATCTTCCGATGATTGGCTATCTCGATGGGTTGACTCGGACGGGGACTGTCATCGAGGTCAAGACTTCGGCCGTGATGCCTCCTGCGGGGAAGCCTCGTCCGGATCATTTGCAGCAGGTTGCGTTTTATTGGGAGTGTGTTCGGAATGCGTTGGCCATGGAGCGTCCGAAGTTTCGTGAGCAGCTGTTGTTGTCTGCGTTGTCCGAATGGAAGCCCAATGTCGTGATGTTCTATGCGTTGGCTCGCAAGAAGAATCCGGTGTTGGTCATTGAGCCGACCGTGACGGAGTTGGAGGATGCGTTTCGGATGTTGGAGTGGAAGGTGTCGAAGTTGATGAAGTGGCTGCGGTTGTTTTGGGGCGTTGACGATGTTGACGAGCTCAGGTCTTTGGTGACGGATTCCATTCCGGTTCGTTCGGACGATTTCCGCATGAACAACTATTCGGACGAGCAGGTTGCTCGTGTGTTTGGTCTTCCGGATCAGAAGGGTTTGGAAGACGAGTTTGAGATTGTTTGAGGGAGATGCGCGATGATGGATGGAGAGATGAAGCCTTTGAGCAATGAGCAGATTGTGGCGATTTACGGTCGTGCGATTGACTTGATTGAGAGAGGGTGGTGTCAAGGACACATGGCTGTTGATTCCGAGGGGAACGAGTGTGATGTGGACGATGGCAAGGCTTGCGCGTGGTGTTTGACGGGGGCTGTTCGCAAGGTTGTGATCAAGGGTGCGGACGAGTTCTGGCCTGGCCGATGCATCGACTTTGTGGCGGATGATGTCTGGGAGGATGTCTGGTTTCCGTTGCGGGAGGCTGTTTATGTGCAGTCTCAGAATCAAACGGTCTCGCTCTGGGAGTACAACGACTATCCTGCCGTGACTGCGCACAGAGTGGTTGCGTTGATTGAGAGGGCCATGAAGTTGGTCGAGAAGAAGGAAGAAGCAAGATGGTAAGCTTCATGATGACGGACAAGTTGATTCCGGACGATCTCCCGTTGGTTGTGACGATTGCGGGGGAGCAGGGAGTTGGGAAGACGCTGTTTTCCGCTAGTTGGCCCAAGCCTGTAATCGTTCCGATTGAGAATGGGTTGCGGTCGATAAAGGAGGCGGGGATGAACATTCCTGCGTTTCCGATTGTCAATCGTTCCTCGGATGTGATGAAGGCTCTCTCCGAATTGCGGACGAGTTCGCACGACCGGAAGACGGTTGTGTTGGACTCGATGACTTCCTTGGAGAGCATGATGGTCCGTGAGATGCTTGAGAAGGGAAAGAGTCGTTCGCTTGCACATTTGGGCGGTGGCTACGGAGCGGGGTATCAGATGCTCAAGGCTTCGATGTCGAAGGTCGTTGAAGCTGCTTGGATGTTGCGGAATCGGATGCATGTGATGTTCATTCTGCAATCCGAGATCGAGACATTCTCGCCTGAGGACAGCGAGCCGTTCGACAGGTTGACTGTTCGCTGCGACAAGCGGTTGAAGGAGTTTTTCCTTGATCGTCCGGACTTGGTTGGCTTCATTCGTGAGAGGAAGTCGATGGAGCAGGTTGGAGGCGACAAGGGGAAAAGGGTTGCTCATGGCACGGGGGAGCGTGAGCTGATTTGTCACAAGCAGCCTGCGGTGACGAGCAAGAACCGGATGGGGATTGACGCGCCGCTGCTTCTCGAGATTGGGGTCAATCCGATCTTGAATCGCGAGAAGCAGGTTGTCGCGTCTGCGACATCCACAGACACGAGTGACTGGATTTAGTTTTGGTGATGGCTAGAAAACAAGGAGACAACAATGCCATACAGATTCAAGCGTCCGTTCGACACTTCGCAGTTCACTCCGTTGAGCGGGGGGAGGCTGCAACACGAGGGAGAGTTTCGATTGAAGTTGACGGACATCAACAAGGTCGAGTCCCGCAACAACATTGGTTCAATGTTGGAGTTTCGGTTCAGAGTCACCGCGGGGGAGTTCGAGGGGCATGAGCATACCGAGACCTGTGCGGTTTGGCACAACGATCCTGCGAAGCGTGCGTTTCCAGCGCAGGTTGCGGCGGCGATAGTTCGAGCGTTGAACGGCGGCCGGGATGTTGTTGTCGATGGTTCTCAGGAGCTTGTCGGGAAGGAGCTCATGGTGACGCGGGTTCAGCAGGGCGAGTATGAGGGGCGTCCGAACTTCAGTTCACGGAATTGGCGTCCTGCCGTTGGGACTGTGAACAAGACGATGGTTTCTCGGGAGACCGAGCGGCCTGTTGCGGATGTTGAACCGGATTCTCCCGAGGAGGATCACGAAGACGGCGTTCCTTTCTGAGAGATGTTCGAACTGCGTGACTATCAGAAGCGCGCCATCGTTGCGTTGTGGCGATGGTGGCGGGATGACAAGGGCGCTGCCCCTTTGCTTGTTGCTCCCACGGGATCCGGAAAGACGATTGTCATCTCGGAAGTCATCCGGCTTGTTCGGAAGGCGAATCCCGCGGCGCGCATTATGGTCTTGACGCATGTCAAGGAGCTGTTGGTGCAAAACAGCGAGGCGCTTGTGAAGCAGGCGCCTCACTTGACATTCGACACGGGGCTTGTGTCGGCGGGATTGAGCGCTCGCGACACGGGCAAGCCGATTGTGTTTGCGGGCGTTCAAACCGCGTGTCGCTGCGAGTTTCCGGATCCGTTCACGCTTGTGATCATTGACGAATGTCATCTCATTGGCCGGAAGAGTCAGTCTCAGTACGGGCAAGTGTTGGATCAATTGAAATCCGTGAATCCGGACCTGCGGTTGTTGGGACTGACAGCGACTCCCTATCGCCTGGACAGCGGTTTGTTGCATGAAGGTCCGGATGCTCTGTTTGACGGGATTGCCTTTGACATTCCGATGACGGACTTGATTGAGCAGGGGCATTTGGTTCCTCCCACGACCGTTCATGCGGGGGAGATGAAGGATCTGACTGTTCGGACTGGGGAGTTCACTGGGATGTCCCAGATGAAGGCTCTCGACAAGCAGATGGATGACATCGTTGAACAGATTGTCGCTCGAACAGGTCATTTGAAGACATTGTTGTTTCTCCCGACGCGAAGGGCTTCCAGGCTGTTGGCGAAGCGGTTGTTGGATGCGGAGCTGAATGCGGATTTCATCGATGGGTCGTTTTCCGCGAAGAAGCGGGAGTCAGTGTTGACGGACTTCAACGATGGGACAACGACTCATTTGTGCAATGTGAACTTGTTGACCACGGGCAGCAACATTCCGGACATTGCCTGCGTGGTTCTTGTGAGGGCGACCATGAGTCCGGGGTTGTATGTTCAGATGGTTGGGAGGGGATTGAGGACGCATCCTGACTTGGAGGAGTGTCTGGTTTTGGATTTTGGAGGGAATGCGGTTCGGCATGGTTCGTTGAACGAACCCACTCCTCCAAAGCCCAGGAAGGACGGAGAGCCGCGGGCGGCTCCGAGCAAGGTCTGCCTGAATCCGAATTGCAGCCGCGTTGTTGCGGCGGGATGTGGGCAGTGTCCGCATTGTGGCTTCTTCTTTCCGAGGGAGGAGAATCCTGCGCTTGCATCGAACTCCCCTTTTGCGGGGGAGATTGTGGGATGGAACGTTCCGCAACATTGGATGAAGGTTTGGACAGTCACTGCGATGCGTTGGGTGTCCAAGCGCAAAGAGGGGTCGATCACTGTTCGAGTGTCGTTGACGGGGACGCATGCCGACACGGGGGATCCTGAGCAGTGCGACTTTTGGGTTTGTCCCGAGCATGAGGGTTTTGCGCGCAAGAAGTTCGTGAAGTTTTGGCTGGCGGCCAGCGACGCTCCTGTTCCTGCGACTGTCACTGATACATTGGAGGCGATGCAGGATGGGAATTGCTGGAAGTTCGACAGAGTGTTGATCGGAAAGCGCAAGGCTTCCAGCTTCATGGAGATTTTCAATCATCTGTTCGACAAGGGGGAGAGGCAGCAAGTGTTCATCGAGGGACCTGTTGAACCTGATCCGGAGCCTGAGGAGGAACCTTACACTGAGGAATACGGAGATGAGGACGAAGATTATGGCGACTATTTCTAGGTGTCCTCGATGAGAGGCAAGAACGCGCCCAGACAGAGGAATGCGGATCCCAACCTGCTGCAGGTGCATGATGTGTACGCGACGATTCAGGGAGAGGGGCCGCGTGTGGGGCAGCCTGCGGTGTTCATTCGGTTGTCCGGATGTCACCTGCGCTGTCACTTTTGCGATGCTCGTTGGGATGACGAACACGATCGCTACCTGTCGATAGACAGCATCATGGAGATGTTCGATGTTGTTTGGAGCGCTCACAAGGACATTGACTTGGCTGTGTTGACGGGGGGAGAGCCGCTTCGACAGAATGTCACGCACTTGGTGAACAGGCTCTGCGACAGACACTTCACTGTTCAGATCGAGACTGCGGGATCTTTCTGGCTCCCTGTTCTTGATCGGAAAAAAGTGGAGATTGTCGTTTCTCCCAAGACCAAGATGGTTCACCCGAGAATCATGGCGGGAGCCGTTGCCTGGAAGTATGTTGTCTCGATGGACAGTCGAACGAAGTCGATTGACGGCAAGGGACTTCCCGTTCTGCCTACGCAGCGGCCGCTTGGGAGGAACAGGCAGCGTCACGGAGTTCCAAAACAGTTTCCGTTTGGGAGGGACAAGGATGTCTTTCTCAGTCCTTGCTGGATTCCGGAGGATCCGTGGCTGACCAAACAGAACATCAAGAAAGTTGCTGAGATTGCGTTGAAGCATGGATACAGAGCAGGTCTGCAAGCACACAAACACTGGGGAGTTCCGCAATGACGGGAAGCGATGACATTGGATTGTTTTGGGACGATTCAGACACAAGAAACAATGTTGACAAGCGGACGAGTTTCGACTCCATGCAGTCGCTGACCTTTCAGATGCCTCAATCCGAATGGAGGGCTCCTGCCGAGTTTCCAAATCTTGCGGACTGCAGGGTTCTCGGATTGGATTTGGAGACCAAGGACACTGGGTTGAAAAAGTTTGGTCCGGGCGTTCGGAGAGAGGGGAACTTCATTTGCGGCTGGGCTTTGTCGGATGGGCAGCGTGCATGGTACTTCCCTGTTCGACATCAAGGCGGCGGAAACCTGGATCCCGAGAAGGTCCAAGACTACATGCGGGAGTTGTTCCAACGATTCCGAGGGACGCTGGTAGGGACGAACCTGTCCTATGACATCGACTGGGCAATGAGCGAGGGAGTTCGGTTTCCGAATGTGTCTCGCTATGTGGATGTGCAATTTGCGGATCCGTTGCTCAACGAGAATCTTCGAAGCTACAGTCTCGATGCCTTGCTGACGCGTCGTTACGGACCGCAAGGAGGGAAGGAGGAGCTTCTGCTTCGGAAGGCTGCAGCCGCGTACGGATTCAAGCATGTGAAGGACAACATTTGGCGTCTTCCGGCAAGGTTTGTCGGGCCGTATGCGGAGGCGGATGCCTCGCTTCCGATCAAGGTTTGGAGGGAGCATCTTCAATCCGAGCTTGAACGGGATCGTCTTTTGGACCTGTTCGATCTCGAATGCAGCTTGATCCCGATGTTGGTTGGAATGCGAAGAAATGGAGTTCGTATTGCGGACGATGGAGTTGAAGAGCTCACAGACATCTTTGCAAGACGGATTGCGGATCAGAAGCAGAAGCTCAACGAGGCGGTTGGGTTTGAAGTCAACCTGAACAATCGTGCTGGAACTCTTGAACGAGCGTTCGACAAGTTGTCGATTCCGTGTCTCAAAACTGCAAAGGGCGCTCCCAGCTTCACGAAGCCCTGGCTTGCCAATCATGTCCATTGGTTTCCGAGGGCGGTTGCCGAGGGGCGAAAGTGGGAGAAGATGCTGGGCACTTTTGTCGAGGGGCATCTTGGCCAGGCGATCAACGGACGGATTCATTGTTCGTTTCATCCGTTGAAGACGGATTCGCATGGGACGGTGTCCGGGCGATTCTCATCGTCTCGTCCGAACCTTCAACAGATTCCGTCACGGGATCCCGAGTTGAAGAAGATGTTGCGGGGAGTGTTTGTTCCTGAGCCCGGGGAGATGTGGTGGCGGTTCGATTGGAGTCAGATCGAGTATCGACTGCTTGCGCATTATGCGGTTGGAGAGTCCGGGCAGAAGTTGCGGGATCAATACTGGTCGGATGCAAGCACGGACTTTCATGGGTTGTGCGGGAAGATGGCGGGGATTCCGAACTCGAAGAGGACGCAGGTCAAGAACGTCAATTTTGGAGTGGTGTACGGCGCGGGCGTTGCAACGATTGCGAGTGTCATGGAAAAGAGTTTTGCGGAAGCGGAAGCGTTCTTGAGAGAGTATCATCGCAAGTTGCCGTTTGCGTACGAGACTCAGAAGCATGTGAAGGCTGAAGCTGACTTGCATGGAGAGATCCGGACGATGCTCAATCGGAAGGCGATGTTTGAATTGTGGGAGCCGAATTTCAATCGAGAGGAGAAACCCATGCCGTTCAAGCTGGCAAAACGGCGATGGCCTTTGGAGTCGTTGCAGAGAGCAAAGACATACAAGGCACTCAACCGTCTGCTCCAAGGCTCGGCGGCGGACATGATGAAGAAGGCCATGGCGGACATTTGGAAATCCGGCGTGTGTGATGTACTGGGAATGCCGTTGCTGACGGTTCATGACGAGTTGGACTTTTCTGCGTCTGACATCCCGTTGTCTCGGGAAGCGTTGCGAGAAGTGAAGCACATCATGCAGAACTGCTTGGCGTTGAAGGTTCCTGTCATTGCGGATGTCGAAAGTGGTTGGGATTGGGGCAGCACCAAGCAGACGCAGCTTTGAATGCAGTTGGGTTGCCCACACTTCAACTCGGCGAGCACGAGCGTCGACAGCATGGATGTCCGCATCGCTGTGTCCCATGTCTTCAATAAGGCAGCGATGGAGGGGCAATGCGCGTGGGCGTAATTTTACAGCGCAAAATCCATGCGACTTGTGCATTCTCGATGGAGGGAGTTCATGAAGGGCAATCCGACAGAGGACGCGTTTGGGATGCTTGTGCGAATTCATGGACTTCCTCCTCCTGTTCGAGAGCACAGGTTTCATCCTGCGAGGCGATGGCGATTTGACTTTGCGTGGCCGGACATTCGTTTGTCTGGGGGTTGGCGAATTGCCGTTGAGATTGAGGGAGTGTTTCGTGTTCCTGCAAAGGGGGAGGTTGTTCCTGGTTCGGATGTTGGTGGACATCGGACTGTCTCGGGGTTCTTGAAGGATGCCGAGAAGCATCGTGAGGCGTTGTTGTTGGGATGGATTGTGTTGCGGATTCCGTCCGTTCGCGTTTATCGCCGTGGTCGGATTCAGAATCCGATTGAGGAGATGGAGTTTCTCCTAAAGTTTCTTGGAAGAAATTGAACTTTCTTGCAGAAAGTCCTTGACTAGTCATCGGAAGTTTATACATTGGTCTGCGAACCAGCACTAATGTAGGAATCGAAAATGTCTATTGCGCCCGAAGTTCGAAAAGCCGCCGCCGCTTTCAACGAAGCGGACGAACGGTTGAAATGTGCTCAAGCCGCCGAGGATGAGTACCATCATGACCTGTGGCCCGAGCAGAAAACCTGCTCAAGATGGCATGATGTCGAAAGCGAGTTGAAGTTGGCTTGGAAGGAATACCGAGCAGCTTGGGCGGCTTTGTGCGCCGTCTGCCCATCAGACTAATTCTTTGAAAGCTCCGTCTTCGGACGGAGCTTTCTCTCAATCCAAGGAATCAAAAATGGACATGATGGATGACCGCGTCATAGACGCGGAATACGAGGTTGAAGCTGCGGAAAGAGCTTTGGAGATACATCGGTTTGTTTGCGGCAACGACAGACGAACAGAGCAGTTGGAGGAGAAGGTTGTCGAAGCGATCAACCGTCTCTTCGAAGTTAAACACAACGCAAGAGAGGAATCAAAATGAACATGACCGAGTTGCGCCACCAAGCGTCCGAACAACAATCCGCATTCAATCGTTACATTCAGCAGCATGGAGTGGATGACGAGTCCGATCGACTGTTGAAGAAATGGTGCCAAACGGAGAAGCAAGTCTCTGTCCTGGAGAAGTTGTTGAACGAGACGGATCAATCGTAAGGACATCCGTGAATGGCCACAAAAGAGGAATCGCACCAAGCCTTGCGCTCGCAGTTGCAGAAGGACATGCAGGGGCGACAGGTGCTGTTCTTCCTGTGGGGGAGTCGCTTCTGTATCGAGTATCCGCACAGGCAGGCACTGGGATTCTTCGACCATATGGACGGGGAAATGTGTTGGTGCACCGTGGGGCGGAAAGTCCTGCATCTGTTCGCATGCTCGGACGGCGAAGCCCCGGGCAGAATGCGCTGAAGGAATCAAAATGGACAAGACAATCGCACATCAACTTGCAGAGGAAAATCTCAACAACCCAGATCGATGGTTGGAAGAATGGCTCCACAACGGACAATGCAGTGTGTTCGTTCGGGGAGACATGTTGCGGTTCCAATTGAAGGATCGTTCGTCAATCGTCTGGATCACTCCATGGTTGGACACCGGATGGAACATTGGAGTTCATTCGGATCGTCTTCATGACGAAGAAGTCATCGATGCTGTCAAGGAGTCGTATTTCGAATCCCCGGACTATTGTTGGCCCGTAGTCGTGAAGGGTCTCGGAGACGCTTACGCTTACCCAAAAGAGGAATTGACCCATGGCCGTTAAACTCAGACATGTCCCAAGCACAGTCAAGAAAACGAATCTCTGCAACATCAAGAACAAGCCCGCGTCAATCGAAGTCGTTCGCACGATGAAGAAGCTTCTCATGGAAAAGGGATGGACAACCAAAGCGGACGCAAAGGACAACGCGGGATATCCGGTTCATGGAAGTTCTCGGACAGCGAGAAGCTTCAGCGTGACGGGGGCGTTCGAACGCTCCATGATGGACGCAGTGAGCAACAAGCGGATGACTTGGACGGAAACGGATGAACTCAGTCTCGTCTTTCGACAGGTGACCTATCTGGCAAGCGGACGGGCAACGATCTCGTTGCAGGAGTTCAACGACAACATCGCGTTCAAGAAATCGGATGTCATCGCTTTGTTGGACATTGTTGAGAAGTACATTGCGAACGAGGATCCGGAAGTGTCGCTGACGGACATCTGCAACATTGTGGATCGTGAGAGGGCGGAGAAAGCTAGAATTGCAACAGAGGAAAGAGGGTATGCTTAAACAGTTGAATGTTGTTTGTCGCAGGAATGCGGGGGATGCAATCGAGAAGAAGCACGTGGATTCGGAGGTGTTCATTGTTCTCAATGCAGGACATGTACTGGGACACATTGAACGCGTTGGAAACCAATGCGTTCTTTTCAGGAACGAACGCGGGGAGACCAGGGAAGTCGGTGTGTTCGACACATTGAAGGCTTGCAAGGAGCGTGTTCAGAGAGATCTGAAGAAGGTGTTGAGCACGGAGTTCGAGACGGTTTTGAAGCGTCATCACAACGATGTTCGGAAGACGGTGTCGTACTTCGATCTCAACGATGACGATATTGAGATGTTGTTCGGATGGGCTCGGACGGATTCCGATGAGCGTCCCAAGGATGTTGTTCGGAATGCGTTCGGCATTGTTTGGAAGCCCTAGTCGTTCCGACATTGTTTGAAGTTTCTTGAAAAAAGTTGCACTTTCTTGCAGAAAGTTGTTGACACTGAATTATGTTTGGTCTATATTACTACTTGTCCAACACACTAGGTAGGAATAAATCATGATTAGACTCGCAACGACCGAACAAGTCAAGACCCTCGAAACCCTCGCGCCCGCAGCCGATTTTGCGCAAATCAAGAAGCACGTCGACAACGGCTGGTTGGAATATGTGCAGGCTGTTCAGATCATCGCCAAGTACCATGCGTACGCTTCAACCAAGAAGCGGCCGGCAAGACGCTATTCTCGCAAGCCAATGACGGGCAAGGCAACTCCGGCGCAGAAGCGTTTTCTCGCCAAGCTGATCCGCGAAGACATGGGCGTGTCGACAACATTCGGGTTTCACAGATTGAACCTGAACACGCTGACCAAGGCACAGGCTTCGGACGCAATCTCGACGCTGAAGACTGAGCTCTACGGCTGAACCACAAGCGCCGCCTTCGGGCGGCGCTTCACTCCAAGAAAGGAATCGAAATGACATACGCAGAACAGTTTATCGCCAACACAATCGGCGAAGCGGACGGACAGGACTTCGATTGGGAAGACTTCCTTCCGGACACTGTTGACCGCACCGAGGAAGACCAACTCGAACGAATTGAATTTCCGGACGGTTCGGCAATCGTCGTAACCTGCACGGGATGGGACTTCGGAATTCATCACTCGTGGGTCGAGGCCCCGGAAGTCATCGAAGCAGTTGAGGCAAGCGACAATTGGACTTGCTGCCCACAATATGTGTGGCCGGAATGTGTGTTTGGACTCGACAGCAAGCATACGCAACCACCAACCGACAAGTTCGCAGCACTCGACGGCGCAATGTTCGATCTCGACTCAATCGACACCGAGTTTGTCATGATCGATGATGGATGGCTTCAGGAGGGCTTTTGGTGTGTT